CTAAGAGTGTGGGACAAAGTCCCGCATTATAAAATAATGCACTAACGGGCCACCCGTTAGATTTACATATACAATATCGCAATAAACAATACTATATACAAAACTTATGGCGTATAAACATAAACATACAATATAGGTGTGTTAGTAAAGAAATAAAAATTAAAATCTTCACCAGCAGCTACCATAGATAAAGCTTGTGTCGGAACCGATGTAGTTCCATTGGCATAAAATGAAGTGCGAAATAAATTTGCAAATTGCCAACCTCCCGGATTATTGCTTAGATTTTTACGTCTAGCAGGGGTAAAACGCAGATTCCTAAAATATGGAATTTCTGCTTCAACCACAGGTTGTTGGCGCTGGGGGGTGAGCATAGCTCCATCCCACCCATGAGGGTATCTATATAAAACAGATGATCGTGTAGCGGTGTCAGATCCAAAAGTAACTGCTTGAGAATCCAAGCGGGGAAAATCAGTTTCGGGGCGTTCGCGACTAATAGTTGTCGTGCCTACAAACCCTCCATTGTTACTTCCCACCTGAATAAATTTCCATCTCAAGCCTCCGCGATATCCTTGATAACAAGGTGCCAAATAGTTCAACAGCGTCATCTTACAAAGATTAACTGGATCTCCGAAAGCACCATCAGTAGTTTCTCCATAATAATATGGAAAATAATGTTGATATAAATTGACAAAAACACTTGCTGTTGCTATGGGAAGGAAGGAAAAAAGGTTATAACGCTTCAAACATTGGCGAAAGGATGTTATCTCCTCGCCAAAATAAACGTACGTAGAAGGATCTGTTTCATCTAACTTATTCCCCATCTGCTCTAACACTTGCATTTGCTGTGGAGCTGATGGTTCATTAGTAGATTCGATATCTGCAATGACATCCTCTACACCACTTTGGGGTTCAAAACCACTATTAGGGTTATACACTGAAAAATTTGAAATCAACAAAGAATCAGGACAGCGAACCTCAAAGTCATCCCCAGCAGATACAAAAACATTGACATACACCAACTGTCCAAACGAATCATTTACAGTCGTTAAATCATTGACAACAGACAATTTAATAATTCCGTTAGCCAACTCATTGGGTGTTGTTGCCACAGGTGTAGCACCTGTCGTCCAAGTTCGAAGACTCGTGCCAGGGGAACGGTGGCGTAGCCATCCATACGTGGAACCCCATCCTATTTCCATTGTAAAATCCTTATCCTCAGCAATATCAATCACATGGGTGTACTGAGTGTTATATTCATAACCTGCTGAGGCAAAAGGATCCCACTGTACTTTAAGACGTCCTTTATGAAAATTGGAGGCTACAATCTGAAATCTAAATTTCATACTTCCTCTCCAATAATAAAAGGGTACGACAGCATACGAACAGCATGTCTGATGAACCTCATTGTTCACACCATTGAAATAGACATCCCACAAAGTGGGAGAAACCTCCGCAGAAAACAAATGCGAATCCGCTGTCTGTGAGGTTGTCCAAATCGTGCTACATAAAAAAGATTCTCGACAAGCCATAGATTTGATGGACATTTCATCCATACTAGAAAGTCCAACAGTTCTACCATCAACTGTTAACTCCTGCTTAGCATCTAATGTCAATTTCTGAACATTATCTGGCATATTAGCCGTAGCCATATTGCCTAAATAACGCGGTACCAATTCTTGGATAGGTTCCAAAGTTGGTGCCCTAGAATATCCGAACATCTTAGCAATACCTCCGACCGCGTTAGCAGCCATTTGAGTAGCCTTAGCATATGGACCAATCATTGGTGCTTGCGTTAACATACCCGCAATGCGGGCAATGGTAGAAGCAGGACCAGATACTATACCTGATCCATATTCATCAGTTTGCTGAGCAGGTGGTTTACTCTGCTTAGTAACTGTTACTCGAGGTTTCTTCTTCTTATTACCACTTTGCGGTTCGAAACCACTCTGCGGAACCAGAGAAGAGGGCTCCGAGCTAGTAGGTACAGACAAAGCAACCTCAGTAGCCCATGCAAAAACTGATATATTAATGGGTTGAGTAGAACCGTTAGCATGTGCTAAACCATTTAGCTCACGCATGTTCATCAAACCCATTTGGTCCCATTCACCCAAGGGAATACTCAAATTGTCCTTATAGAAAAAATACGGTAAACACAAAGTGCCACCTTGGTTAGAAGTGGGATCCAAATAAACGTGCGGGCGCTGACTTGCCTCAATCAAATCAGTAGCAACCAAAGCACGATTCAAAGTAAATTCGTCCTGATTATGGAGAGGCTGATAGCTAGCCAACATACGTCCATAATAGAACCCGTTCCCGTTAATCACAAACTTCACATGTAACTTAGCTCGTAACAAATTGAAATTTGATATACGGTTAATAACACGCGGATTCGTAAAGAACAGGGTCCAAGGATTAAAATCCTCGAAAAACACAACAGATGTACTCCACTGATACTCAGCTATCTTAATGGGACGTGAAAAGAATTCACCTAAATCGGCATCATTATTATCAGCAATCCCAAAAGTGGAATCTGGCTCACTGACAACAGAGTATTGGTAAGCAGGATTCTGATCAGTGAAAGTTACATTTTGTGAGGATAACATAGAGTTGTCCTCTAATATATTAAAATTATGTAATGTGTTAGTAAGTCAATATAAACAAAACTATGCGCATGACTCATTGCGCACAAATGTCCGATCGTTTCTCTAGTCGCGAACTAGATCCGCTAAATAGCGGTACCACACGAGGGCGGTACGATACAATGCAAGCCTATAATTCAAGGAGAGATGGGATACTCCATAGAATTACGGTAACCAATACATTGCACTCCGTTTCAACTCTATGTAAATATTTACAACACCCGATGGAGTTCGGATGGTTTGATAGTTTAACGTCATCCCGGACGGGAGTGCCCTACCACATAAGTGGAAGGACACCCCATTTTGCAGAAAGGAATTCACAGTGGGTATCATTGAGCTCTGGCATTATATGCCACTCAAAACCTTCTTCTGTTACAAGAACACCGATATACGTAAAGTTGGGATTCATAATAGATAATCCACCACAAATACGTTCTAACTGGTGTCTTCCTTTCGTGCGCGCCAAATGTCTAGTACTACTAGAAGCGTGAGGACAATGCTCTTTAATCTCGACTATGAGAACAAGATCAGGATACAAATGTGAGTAAATATCTATCTCAGCAATACAATCCAATACCTTATAATCAATCTTTGCGTTTGTTAAATTTAAACGCTCAATTGTTCTATAATATAATGAATTAGTGCCAAGTTCAACACCACTTTGATGTTCCAAATCTTGGGGCTCTTCCTCAGGCGGGATTTCTCCCAAATATTTTTGGCGAAACTTAGTCAAACAAAGATCATAATTTACATCAAGCATCTGGCACATATGTGTGATACCAACGTCTGAAGCTACTTGCTTCATTTGTTGCCTACGCATCTCATAGTGCTGGCGGCCATAAGCAAACCATTCACGCAAAGCTCCATCAATATTCGAGGCGCTCTGTTCAAGTGTAGTTACAGCCTTAGACTCTAACACACAATGCAATGATTTAAAAATGGAATTTTCATCCAAAGCTCCTAGATAAATCTGGAGCTCCGAATTAAAAATATTCTTTCGCTTGAGGAAATCACAATCCTCATCTGACATATACGGAATAGGAACGGATTCCTTATCCGGCATAGTAAAGTGCACATCATATTGCTTAAGGTATTCAGCTACAGAAATGTGATTATATTCATCATATCCTTCTTTCACTGAACCCTTGCAATCATCACCATATGTAATCATAGCGCAAACACTTCGAAAAGGTTTGATATTCTTAACTATGGAATGATATGCGCAACGCAACATCTGCGAATTACCGATAGAATTGATATATACAGTTAAATTGTGCCCAGAAGGAGAAGAACCCAAAAGTTCTAACAAATCTCCATTAAAGGCTGTTACTGGATAACAAACATCGGTTGCAATACCATGCATAATTTCCAATTGCTCATCAGAATAATTCCCACTGGCTCTAGCTAATTGAATCAAAATATCAAAAGAAGACAGGTTGATTTGTGCAGCCATACGTGTATCATATGCCGCATAATCACCAGCCAAAATTCTCTTCTTTCCAAATTTCATCATATAGCGAGCTAGTTCATCCCACTCTTTTCCTTGTGCGTTAATTCCTACCGCACACTCACTCAATATAGGATTAAGAGATAAAAATGAACAAATAGGTAAGAAGTACTTCCTAATAAGCAACTGAAATGCAATTGGAGCACCCTGAAAAACGCGAACTTTATCCTTAGTCAATTTTGTAGGCTCATCTTTAAGACAAGCTTTGAAAATAGGATAACAACGCCTTCCAGCCAAATATTCACTTTCCATACGACTAGCTTCATTCCAAAATTTTTGGTCTAGCTCTACTGGAAAGGATTGATTTGGATAATCATTAGGGTCCAATTTTGTGAGATAATCAGACTTAGGCCCTCCCAAAGGATAACCTACGGATGTATTAGGTGGCATCTTATCAATAAAACGCACACCATCCTTACCGCAGACAGTTTCCATATTGGTCAAGGGCTTAAGCTTGACATGCCATTCCTTTTTAACCAAATCAAGTAAAGGATTGACATAATCCAGAACAGCCCACTGCAAATCATGAGCAGGCAATCCCGAACTAGGAATGGAAGTCTTAGCAAGACACGCTTGCCAAGGTTTCCAAGCATGAAACTTAGGCTTACCCCAAAGTTTTTCAACCCCAGTTACTGCAGCAACAGCTGCTGAAATGGGTAAAGTCACAACTTTAGAATAATATGAAGCTCTTCCTTCTACTTGTCCAAAATATCTACACGTCGCATCCTCTGTCAAATAATTAACGGGACTCTTGACATGAACATCAGGACCAATATAGAATTGCTTCTCATACAAAGTAGTTTGCATAGTTCCCTCATTACAGGTCTTAACAATACCAGGTTTAGCGAAAAGCTTATCCACACAAGACTTAAAAACATCTTGCGTAACAAAACCTGCTAATCCTTCATTACCATTACCTGCCAAGTGAAAACCTGCAATAAATGGGATCCGTGTTTCAGTAACCCAAGTTGCCATGCACAAACCTTTAAAAGTTGCAGAAGGTAGATGATATTTATAACCATCATAAATGATATCACCGACTCTAACATTCCTAGCCAATGACAAACGTGCCTTCTGAATCAACACATCCAATTCTCTATTTTTATAAACCATAACACCAGGACAGGAATTCACCACTCCTGTAGGCAAATATCGAGATAGATCCTTAGATGGTTGAGTAAACGGAACATGAACTAAACACAAATCAGTATCCGGGATAGGAACCGAAGATGCTTTGTTAAGTAAACCTGTCCGTTTACATCCGATAGTACCGGATTTATTGAACAAAAATTCAACTGGCATAATTTGATCATACATTACATGCTGAGGGATCAATGCTACATTACTCCTAATAAAAAGAGCGTCAACAAAAGAAACTCCATCAGGATGCTTTGGTAATCTCATATATGCCAAATTTGCAGAAACCATTTGAATTAATTGTTCAGATGTAGCTGTTCTACCATCATCTCCTACGGGCAAGGGAGTTGTATCAACCTTAGCCCACTGATTAGGAGTAGCTTCCCGCTCAGAAGCCTCCGCCATATCATTAGGGCTCAGAAGACTCTGTGAAAATAAATTTCTAGAATACTTCATCAACCTAACAAACAAATATGTGGCAGCAAGAACAGCACAAGTGGCTCCCAAATAAGCAGCTTTATTTTCCCTTACATGCTTAAAAAGCTTCGGGGTAGCGTGCCTACTGTCAGAAATAATACGAATTAACTTTTTCTGACTATGGAATAAGCTACATCCATAAGAAAATAGGGAGCAAATCGCTAAAAAGATACTAGCAAGAAATTGTCCATAAAAGCAAAATGACATTGTACTTAGTAAACCAAAATATTTAATCAAATTGCGTATTAATGAACTATCCTGCCATATCCATTGGCGACCAAGATATGAAGAAAATGCATATGTGTATTTATTTTCGTAAATGCAATCGGGAATATATAACAAAACACGATGCCAGAAAGATCCATAAATTGCTTTGAGTTTAACAATAGCCTCATTGCAACCATCTTCAAAACCTTTCTGCTTACAATTACAAATTTGTACGGGACTTTTGCATACATCACATAAACATATCTTCTTATCCAAATTCATTGAATTCTTAACGATAAAACGCTGATTTTCGAAATGGGCAACTGATTCGTCTAAAACATAACGAAGAGTGTCCATAATACTGGCAGATTCATAAATATCACGATATTGCAATGCTCCACCACCAGATACCTCCAGTGGCTTATAAACTTTGATATCCCAAACATCTGGAAATTGTTCATCCCCAAATGTCTGGCGAACCTTACTAGAATCAAGCATAGGCGTACCCGGTAAACAATATTCCGGCTTCACCTTTACCTCCAAATGGACGTGTGCACGCCTAGCAATAGACAACACATCCATAGAGTAGTGATTAGCAATCGCACCAAGTCTCAAATTTGAAGTCATAACAATACATTTAGGTTCAATTGTAACCTTACCTTTCATATCAACCTCTGCCATATTGGCATAAGCAGGCACATTATTGCATAACTCAATAATCTTTTGAGATGGTGCTTTCTCGACGAAATCAGGCCTTGTATTCCCTACATCATCAAGAAAAATACCGTTAATAAAACTACGGTATGTAGACATATACTTATCACTATCGTTAAGAACAATAGTCCGATCATCGGAAGCATCAAAACCATTCTTCATCAAAATGGTTCGCATTAAAATTTGCGATAAATAAGACTTTCCAATGCCTGAGCCTCCATGCACATAAACAGTAAATGGAGCCTCACGAAGTTTCCTTCTGTTCTATAAGAGACAAAATCAGCTCTAATAGAACGTAATTTGGAAACACGATCAAAAAATATTTTCTTCTCCCACGATCCTGTAGCTGCAGCATATAAGCTTTCAGCTTTAGACAAGAGAGAAGTTAACTTATGATCGAAATCATTCTCGGATAAATCACAAAAACGATCCAAATTACCAGATCTAACATGGCCCGACATTTCAACAACATCAAAATACTCGTTGTCGAAATCTCTAGCAGCTAAATCTGAGAAAAAGAAATAATCAAAATTTCCGCGCTTCAAGCATTCGTAACCGCCTTCGATAAAATAAATGGCAGTATCCAACAATGCTGTGACTAAATCAGAAGCGGAAACATGATATTTCATTGCTGGGATGGAGAAGACTCGCATCCCAGCAAAGTCCAAATTGAAATTGGACAACTTGCACAAGCCTAAGGCAGAGCACAAGCTAATAAGTTTTGAAACTTTGGAAAAGGCATTACATCCAACAGCCTTCTTCCAATTTGTAAAACAGTCTTTCAAAACTTGAACCCACGTCCCTACAACGTCGGGTTCTCCAGTCGCATCAATAGAATCGGCTTCCAAACCGGATTGACACGACAAGTCAGCCGAAATGTCACATTCAGCTGACAAATAAGCATGAATACGCTCCAAAACACTTTCATTATAATGCGTCTTAAAGTACAAAAATAAAACTGCTGTTGCTTGTTTCACAGTTGTACAAGGTCTAAGCGCAAAATAGAGGGCTGCGAAATTCTCTAATAAATTCGCAACTTCGTGGGGAGCATCATACATCTCAAGAACTCGCTCGATGCCAAATTGAAATTCAAAACCACCATGTGGCTTCCATTTCGGTTTTGGCAGATCTTTCTCTTTGAGATGTCGCTGAACTTGCTTAATACGTTCAACTCGCTTAGAATGTTGATTCTTAGCGTAAGATTTCTTGGAAAACTCCTTTTCCCGTCCAGATTGTGGCGCATAAGATGAGCTCGCACTTTGCTCAAATTTATGAGAAACCGTCTCACTACGGGGGTGACTAAGATTAATAGAACTGAATGAAGAAATAAGAACCATAGTTGAGTTTTGCCCTCTCGAAGAGGGACTTAGGGTGCTGCATTATACGTACGCTCAGCTAGCGGTGTGGCACCTCACGGGGCCACGGTGAACTAACTATCAAGTTTGAGTACTACTCCATAAATGATAGGCTTTGTCTTAGGTTATATGGGTGTTCAGCCTCATAATACATCCTTTCTTGCCGTTAATTACGGTATTACATCCTGTGTTCAAAGTACACATGATGAGTACGACTTTCGTTCCCTTACTTTCATAAGGACATAGATTTCCAACTACAAAATGTTGGCATACTATCGTTGCGATATTTTCACAATGCTGGTGTTTTATTTTTATAAGATTATTACACCAGTCTTAAGAAACATGTTCCACGGCGCTCAAAGTTTTCACGAGCTATACCGAAAAACATGAGGAACAAAAAGTGTGTTAAAACCAGTTGGATTACTGGCAATGACACAAATAGTCTTTACGTCATACAAGTTAGGCGTAGGATTGCACTACCAAGGGATCGTGAACCCAGGGCAGATACTTTCTACTTGTTAACTTGTATGGATTCGTGAACCAAACGTGCTAGGCGAACCTAGCAACTAATTGCATCAAAGGGACTCTATACGGAATAAATCCG